GTCGAGGAAGTCTTCGACATCTAAAGTTAAAGAATATTTTTGTATGAGTAGTACAGATGGAGTACGGAAAGCCCCAGAAGTTGCCTGACGGCCGGTACTTTTTGAAGATTAATGGCGCTCAGCGTCAGGTGAATGGTCTTGTTCTCCAGGACGACCTGTCGACCAAGTCGGTGAATTTCAAGGTTCCGGAGGGTTCCGAGATTTTCTCGACAATTGATGGAGAGCTCCTGACTCAGGCCAAGACGTCCAAGGTTGAGTGGTTCGGTAAGGAGCTCAGTGACGAGACGATCCAGACGGCGTTCCAGGAGAGCGTGACGGACGGTGTGATCGGTGCCAGCCTGGCGTCCGTGAAGGGCCAGGTGGTGACTGTCGCATTCGACACCCAGAAGAACTCGGTCGAGCTCCAGGACGTAAAGTCTGGTACGACAGTCGATGCGCTCCTCGAGCTCTCGGGTCTTTGGTTCCTGAAAAAGTCGTTCGGTCCAGTGTGGCGCGTTCTTCAGGTGCGCGTCCGCGGGGCGGCCAGGCCGGTCGTCAAGACCGAGTATGCGTTCATGGACGAGCCCGAGGATGAGGAGGACCCGACCGACTATCTGGACTAGACGGGCAGTTGCGTAGCAACTGGTCTCGGCCGTAGGCATCTCGAAACGTCCCAGCCCAAGTCCCGACTTGGCCGAAAAAAAAGTAGACACTAAGTATAAATGAATCGCAAGGGACTCGCCATCGTGGTTCTGGTCATTGTCATTTTGTTTCTCCTGTTTGGCCCCAAGACGAGCCGGTTCGACATGGGTCCCAAGAACGCCGCTCCCCAGGGCTTCAACCTGGGAAATGAGGGTGGTTCTCGCGACGTCGCCCGGACCCTGATGCCCGGACAGGTCCAGGGCGGCATGGGCGACAACATTGGTCAGACCGTCAGCTCGGCCAGCCTCATCCCCCGTGATGTGGTGGCGACCGAGGACTTTGGCCAGTTCAGCCCGGACAAGATCCTGGGCAACCAGAACTACCTCGACCCCCGCAGCCAGATTGGCTACCCCGAGACGCTCGGCGGTGTCCTGCGCAACGCCAACCAGGACTTCCGCTCAGAGCCGCTGAACCCCCGCGACCCGGTCAGCATCTTCAACCTCAGCACGATCCCCCCGGACGTCATGCGCCCCAAGTTCGAGATCGACTACGAGTACCAGTGATTGTATAGAAAATCATGGAAGTTTGACGCGCGCAAACCAACTTAAAAAAATGGTGCGAAATACCAGTAATGGATTTCAAACATGCTATGACGGAGTGGGTCCACTTGAAGGCCCAGCTCGCTGCAGCACGCAAGGATATTGGCACGTTGAATGCCCGTGAGAAGGAGCTCAAGGGCTTTATTTCGACTCACATGAAACAGAATGAGATTGACACCGTCAAGGTTCAGGACAACGTCAAGGTGAACCTCAAGACGAAGCAGACTAAGGGCACTATCACCAAGGATGTCATCAAGCGGGGTCTTGCCTCGTTCTTTGGTGGAAACGAGGCGCAGATCGAGGGGGCCTGGACTGCCATTCAGGACGCAGCGCCGTCCAAGTCGTCGACCAGCATCAGCGTGACGGGTCTGGCAAACCTTTGAGCGTGGTAAAACGAACCAAGTCGCTACGCGACTTGTGATGCGCATTTCTCCAGGAGGCTCTTGTATAAAGGCTGCGCTCGCGGTTTTACAAAGTCAAAACCATGGGTATCAACGATGAATACTCCCGGGACGTCTACCAGGGCGACCATTACGTCTATGATTCAGACGACCATGATGACTTTGATCCCGAACTCCACCCAGAAGACTGGCAGGACATGTACTCCCAGGAGCTCCTCGATGGTTGGAATTTCATTTTAGAATTCATTCACGACAACTTCCTACCTCGAAAGCACACCTGCACCTACCCCGAATTTGTGGAGCTCGTGTTGAATCCGACCAAGTTTGGACCCACCATGTACCCGACGCCACTGATGACCGACGTGTGGAAGCGCGTACGACAAGTGGCCATAATTCGTGAGCGGGTCCAGCCTGAGCAGTTTTTCACATGGGCCGGATACTTTGTTTTCTAGGTCTAATAGTAAATGATCGACATCACCGGACCAAAGGTCCTCGTGCCGACGTGCCTTTTTGCTCTCGCAAACCTCTGGTCGAAGCCGACCCCGGGCCTCCTTATCCACGCCCTCATGTTTGCTATCATCTCATGGGCCATCATCAAGTTTGTTTTCAAGTTTACCCTGACCTTTGCGGACTTTGTGGTTCCTCTGGCGCTCTTCATCTTGCTGGCTCCGGGTGTGCTCCTGACCCTTCCCCCGTCGGGTGGACTTGCCGCGACCGGCGTCCACACCATGGTGTTCGCCATCGTGTTCGCTTCCCTGCGCGGACTTTTCCCGCAGTTTTATTAAACCCCCACAATAGATGCGCCACTTGGCCATAGGCCCAGGCGCCATGGGGTTCTTTCTATACCTCGGCGTTCTCGCCAAGTTCAAGAGGGGCGGTCAGCTCGATGACCTCGAGGAAATCTCGGGGGCTTCGGCCGGTGCCCTTCTTGGCTTTCTGTTTTGCGCGACCAAAGGCGACCCAGCCAAAGTGCTGGACTACGCCCTCACTGTGCCCGTCAAACAGCTCATGAAACCAAACATAAAGAGTCTCTTGAAAGACTATGGACTTGTGCCTACGGCCAAGGTTCGCAAGATTCTCGCCGAGGCCTGTCTAAAGTTCTGTGGGAAAGATGATGTGACATTCCGCGAGCTCTATGCGTTGCACCCCGTGAAGTTCCATGCATCTGCGTTCTGCGTCGACCTGATGAAGACGATCTACTTTTCGGTCGACACGACGCCGACCATGAGCGTTCTGGACGCCGTCTGTGCATCGGTCGCCATACCCTTTATGTTCTCGAGCACCAAGTTGGCGGACGGATGGCACTACATAGACGGTGGGTCTGCCGAATCCATCCCGGGAGGGCCGTTCCTTGGGCGTCCGGACGTACTCTCTCTGAGCATAGCCTGGTGCGCGATTGGGGAAGTCAAGGATATCAAGTCCTACGCCCTCAACATCCTCTATTCTACAATGAAATTGAGGCACGCATACGACTACCCAAACTTCGAGCTCACGATACCGGACGGCGCGGCTTTTGAATTCGGTGCGTCAAATGAGGGTAAGATTCGGCTGTTTATCCAGGGCTACGAGCAAGTCCGCAAGAAATGGCACGGACCCCCAGGACTTTTTCTCAGTCCAGAGTAAATGCACTCACACATCCGCTCGGGATACACCACGCGTCGTACTCGCAAGGTTGTTCGCGTCGGGGCGACCAAAGATCGCGCCTCCTACTCCTATGTCCGCAAGGCGCGTATGAGCCGCGTGTCGGCCGTACCCGCCAAGGACGTCGGCGCCGCCGGCAAGAGCACCAAGGTGATCGGTAGCCTCAAGGGAGGTATGCTGACTCGCTACGGGTATCACCCGGTCGAGGCGAAGACCAACCGTCACAAGGCGCTCAGCAAGGGCATCAGCAAGGGCGAGAAGCCCCTGGCCGTCATGCGCCGCCTGGTCGCCATCAGCACCCTGACCAAGCGGACCCTGCCCCGTGCGTCTCGCATCTACAAGCAGGATGCCACGTGGGTCCGCAGCAAGTACTCCAAGTCGTTCAAGACGATCCAGAAGTAAATCTTGGGGTATGGTAAATGCCGACGCTAGTGAAGCGTTCAAATACAGGAAATGGGTTGAACGTATCCAACGCCAGTCTGAGAAATGCGTTGCGCAATAGAAACGCGTCAGCCCTAGATTCCGTCTCCCCCAGAACTCTCGGCCGGATCGGCGGGGCGTATGGGCTGGGTCGTCGCGGAAAGGCTTTTTTCATTGCGGTCATGATGGCGTCGAGTCAGATCGCTTCGGGGCAGGTGGTCTCCAGAAGTTCGGCAATCGCGTTGGCGAATGCAACAGGTCAGGCAAACGCAGGTCCGTTGCGTGCGTATATGGGTTCAAATAAAACTAATTTAGCATTCGCATCTCAGGCCTCTATTGTTGACGCACTTGACACGTCCGTAGCTAACCTGGTGAAAAGTGTGAAACCAGAAGATTTCGCATGTTCTGTTTACAATAACGCCAACTGGAAAAGGGCCGGGTCGGCTAGGAACTATCTTGGCCGCAACACAAGCGCACAGGAACTCGCCAAAATGGATAAAGTATGTGAGATGAGGCGAAAACAGGGGGGAGATGCGGCGCAGGCATACGCGCACGCGTCTGGAACGTCCATAGCCACGCTGACCACGGCTGGAGTTGAACAACTCATGTCATCTCAGTTGATTTTGGCACAGAAACAGTTGAATGCTCATACGACCTCTCTCGAGAGAGCTCAAGCAGCCTTGAATAAGGTAAAGCAAAATCGCGAGTCTAATAAGGCGGAAGCCGCTGCGAACCTTGCGGCAGCGCGGGCAAAATACAACGCAAATCTGCAGGCATTTAAAAATTCACAAACTTTGCGGAAATCTTTGCGAAATACCAGGATTGCAATTGTTCAAGGCACTGGTAAAGTTTTAAGCACCATCCCCGAGGCGGCGGGCCAAGTTGGCGAGTTTATTACAGGCGGTCTTAAAGATATTAATAGTTATAGAAGACTTCTAGTCGGTCTGGCCTTTGCTGTATGTGCACTCCTCGCATATGGATTTATAGAGATGAGCACGGCTGGAATGATTGGGTATAGCATTCGTAAATTGTTTGATTTACGTCGGAAACTGAAAGCCGATGACTTCGTCAAACCCATTGCTGATTTGGCGAAAAGCATAGACGAAAGCGATTCGACCCGCAAACCCAACGTTCGCCAGATTTTGAACACTGGGGCTAGTGGGAATGGAGCCACGGCGAACCGACCGCGTCCAGCGACCCCCCCGCGAGCTGCGATCCAGGTTAATAATTATGCTACTCTATATGCAGCGGCGCAGCCTCAGCGGCAAACTATGCGTGCCAAGGTGGCTGCGCGCAGACGAGCGGCGTTCTCGGCACCACGGCCTTAAACCCACTCGATAGGATTCCACAACCCATGAATGACCGGGCCAATTGGAAAAAACGGCTCGATGGACCACTGACCCGTATGACTTAGAATGTCCATGATAATATGAAAAGCATAGATATTCCGGATCCTTGAATTTCGGATCAAAATTAAGGACCACATGGAGTGTGGCAATTTGTAAAACCAATTGTATATTTTCCAATCCTTGATTTCACTCCATGTGTTTGTCCATGGGGTCAAAAAAAGGGCCATAGGCAGGTCAGGGGCTATCGACCAAACCGCCTCCTCCAGACTCAAAGACCCGAAGTAGGCTCGGGTCGTCACAAAGTGACCAACCCAGAGCATCCCTAGTAA